TACCGACCGAGAGACGTTACATGGAATTGCGTGCTTCATGTAGGTCAACTATCCCAGAGTTAAGACCTCAGTTATTTGCCACCACTAATCCGGGCGGTAAAGGTCATGGCTGGGTAAAGAGAAGGTTTATTGATACTGCTAGTATGCAGTATTATTTGTATATAGATATTGATGGTAAAAAGAAACAAGGACTAATAAGCGAACCATATAAAGATAAAAGGGGGCTTACGCGGATATTCGTACCAGCTAAGGTTGATGATAACCCTACATTAATTAAAGAAGACCCGGGATATGTTAAGCAATTAGATGAACTTAAAGATACTGATATTCAGCTATGGAAGGCCTGGAGGAAGGGTTCATGGGATGTCTTTCTTGGTCAGGTGTTTACTGAGTGGGATAGAGAGAAGCATGTAGTTGATAGATTTCCTTATAACCTAGATGAGTGTCACAGGATAATAGGTTTTGACTGGGGATATGCCGCGCCCGGTTGTGCCATATGGTTAGCAGTAGCACCTGAAGATCAATTTGGTATAACTCATGTTTATGCTTATAGAGAGATATATCAAAATAGAAAGACACCGGAGGATTGGGCCCGGCAACTAGCCATTTACACATCATTTGAAGACACCGACATGATAGTGTTGCCACATGATTGCTTTAATGAAGAGAAGGGGAATAAAAGTATTGCTACGATATTTGAAAAGTATTTAAAGACCGATATAGTTAAAGGTAAAACTCTTAGTAGGGGTGCTAGAATAAACCGGGTTGCAGTAACTCATCAATTCTTATCAGATGCTCCTGATGCCCGGCCCTATTTACTTTTTAAAGACAATTGCTATAATCTAAATAGAACATTACCCGAACTAGTCCACGACGAAAACAACCCCGAAGATGTAGATACTGATGGAGAGGATCACCCATGGGATGCATTATCTATAGGGCTCGTAACTATTCAAGAGAGATACAAACTTTCATCCGGGCCCGTTAAGAGGCCTACACCACTCAAAGAAGATGAAGCCCTCGTACAAGATGATAAAGGTAATATAGAAAGCCCTGACTTTTGGAAAGCGATGAAGAACCCTAAACGTAAAAGTCCTGAAATTGAACTAGGAGATAAATGATAGTAGCCAAGATTGATAGGAGTGAACAACCAAGAATCAGCGTATGGCTTAGTGAGAAGGAAGATAAAATACTAAAGAAGTTCCACTGCTCTGTATGTGGTAAAATAGTATTTGAATACTATAGTCCAATTAGAATGATAATTCCCGGTAAGCATATTAAAAAGACACCAAAAGTGGTACGATGTAATGGAATGATGACTATTGATAAACTCACGAATCAAGTTGTCCACCCAGATTCACGCAGGTTTCATGAGCAACGACATCGTTTTTATGTGACTAGATGTATGACAAAATATTGGATATCATAAAAAAGGAGTATCATGGCAGATGAAATGTCAACGGAGGAAAATAAGAAGGTAGAAACACCAGTTATTACCGATCCCTCACTCACTTTAAATATTGAAGATAAAGACCTAGTAAGGATTATGGACAAGAGGATCAATGGTTGCGAGACTTTCTATGAGGGCACATTAAAACTAAGTAAGCGACGCGAGAGGAATGAGAAGTTTTATCTTGGAGAACAGCTTGATGATAAAAATATAGACGAATATAAGAAACCACTTTATCAAGATAATGTTATTTGGCAGGACTTAGAGACACGTATTAGTATTGCTTCTGGTAGGATGCCGGATATTATAGTGACACCACCTGACCCGTCAGAGGCAGGCAAAGAAATGGCTGTCAATCATCAAAAAGCTCTCGACATTAAAATCAACAATGAAAAGACCGCTCGGCTTATCAAGGATGGTCTAAGACAACAACATATTTATTTAATGGCAGCTGTTAAGTTTAGATGGGACCCAGATAAAGGAGAGAATGGCGACTTTACTTTTGAATTAGTAGATCCCAAGCAAGTTGGCATGGATTACACAGCTAAGATACCACATGATGGATTCACCGCCGATAACATGGAGATTATATATGAATGGATAGAAGAACCATTGTCTAAGATTATTAAAAAGTTTCCAGATAAAAAAAAGGAATTATTAAAACTACTCAGTATAGCAGATGAAACATCCGATAGGTTGATGGCTAATGTTAGGTACTTAGAGATGTGGTTTACATGGCATGATAAAGACGGTACTCAGATAGAAGGCGTGGCTTGGAAGTATAAGAAATTATTACTTGGTAAAATGAAAGACCCCAACTGGGACTGGGAAGGTTATCAGAAAGTTAAACTTAATGATGAAGATGAACCTGAGATTGAAGATGTTTATCATAACTTCTTTCCATTTCCACGTAAACCCTATATATTCTTGACTCATCAGAATTTAGGTAAATCACCCATTGACGACACAACACCACTAGAGCAATCTATTCCACTTCAAAAAATCATTAATAAACGCGGTAGACAGATTACTGAGATATCTGATAGAGCAATACCTAAGGTGGCCTTTGCCGGTAAATATATAACTAAGGAAGCATCTGCTCAAGTAACCCATGATCCAGATGAACACATATGGTTAGAGGGCGTCGAAGATATAAAACAGGCCATTACGACCATTCCCGCCACACCCCCCAATCCCATTTTGTTTGAGGATAAGATTGAGGCACGTGGACAGATTGATAGTAAGTTCTCAACTCACAGCGTTACGCGCGGAGAGACTATGCCTCAAGAGTCCGGCATATCAAAACAGATCACACGTGAAGGAGATTTAACTGTATCCGATGATATAGTCAGTATAGTAATTGAACGTGTTATATATGAGATGGCCAATTGGGCTACTCAGATGATGATGGTCAACTACGAGAAAGAACACCTTGTAAGACACATGGGACCGGATGGCGAGGCTGTATTCCTTGAACTATCACGCGATAAGATCAGCGACGGTATATCAGTTAATGTCCGGGCCAACACCGTTGATAAGCCCACACGACGCAATATGGCCAGCGTCTTAATGGAAGCTGGAGCCAATGATCCATTATCAATGCTTGAGGATTTAGACGTACCGAATCCTAAAGAAAGAGCACGAAGGTTACTCACGTTCTTACTGGGTGAAGCTGATGGATATCAGCGATATGCAGCTGAAATAGGGGTTGATTTGTCTGGTGGTCAGGGTGCCGGGGCTCAAGGTGGTGCTGGCGCGCAACAGGCCCAACAAGACATTCAAACCTTAGTGGGTGGTGGACAAGTTCAACCGCCTCAACAGGTTACCCCTGAGTATGTTCAGACGTTCCTAGCCTATGTTCAGGGTCCGGAGTTCCAAAATTTAGATCCAACCATTCAACAAAGTATTCAAGCATACGTCCAGCAGTTAAAAGCAACTATTGATCAGCAAGGTGCTGGTGCTCAACCACCTGCTCAACCACCAACCGGTGGAGGTCCTGTACCTGAAATGCCTCCAGCGCAGACTCCGGCCATGCCACAGGGAGAAGCTCAACCAATACCCCCCTTGCAATAATATATTAGTGAACTATAATATAAGAAAGGAACTAAATGCCATTACTACCTGGTAAAAAAAACATAGGGAAAAACATTAAAACAGAAAGATCCTTTGGTAAATCACGCAAGCAAGCTACTGCTATTGCTCTTAATAAAGCAAGGCAAACAGGAGCTAATATTCCCAAAAGTAGATTTGGCAAAAAACGTGGTACTAGACAGCATTTACTTAGAAGAATGAGAGAAGCTTAATAAATAATATAAATAGGAGCGTTACAAATGCCCAACGAAAATGACAACAAACCTGATGCATCCCAGGGACAAGAGGGTGATGGAGATAAAGGTGATGATAAACTACTTGGAGCCGTCAATGATCTTGGCGATAGTATTAAAGGTATAGGAGAAAGAGTAGACGATCTATCTGGTAGAGTAGATAATATAGGACAGCCTGGGCCTGAGACCGGAGAAGGTGAACCAGAAGCCCAACCTCCTGATACTGGAGAAGGAGAAAAGAAATGGCAACCTGGAGAATGGATTGATGTAGAAAAGAAAATGGACGAAAAGGTAGATGCAGGATTCCAGAAAAGAGAACAAGAAGCTGAAGAACGACGTAAGGAATCAGAAGAAAGAGAGAAAAGTATTGATGAAGAGTTTAACCAACAGGAGCAACAATTAGAGAAAGATAATATGCTTCCTGTCATTAAAGATAAAGATAATCCTGAAGACCCGGGCCGTGTCGCTAGAAAAAAACTATATGGTCGCGCGCATAAACTTGATACACCTGACATTGCAAAAGTCGGTAAAGAATTATATGAGCTAAAAGAACAAGGATTTGATTATGACCTAGAGAGTGGTAGGTTTATCAAGATGGATAGAGAGAATCCCGGTAAGAACGCACCAATAGGATCATCATCTAATCGTACTGGCACCCCACCTAGTGGTAAGTTGCCTTATAAGGAATTACACCGCGCGAGAAGCATGGATGAAGTAGAGAAAAAATACGAAAGTTCATAAAGACTTGACAAACTATTGACAGGTAGAATATAATAAACTTGACAAGTAAAACACAATAAAAT